GCCGTCGCACTTGCCAGGGGCCCCGTTGTCGGCTAGTTTGCGGCGGCAGCTGGTGCATTTGCGTCGCTGGTTGAGCTTGTACTGCCGGTTGCGGATGGCGTCGCAGGGCCGGCACTCGTAGCGCAGGCCGTCGGGGGTCGCGGAGTTACGGCTGAATGCGTCTAGGGCCTTGGCCTCGCCGCATTTGATGCAGGTCTTAGTCGTCACTGATCTGGGCGATCCGGCGCTCGATGTACCACAGGGCCTTGCGGAGGTCTTCCGCCTCGTCGCCTTTAGAGCCAGCTCGCCATAAATATTTGACCGCGTTGCCGATGAGGAACGACATGTGCTCCGTGACCTGGATGCATTCGATGCCCGATGGGTGGCTCTGGTAGTGCGGGGGGTTGATGGCGTCGGTCATACCTCGTTACCTGTGTCGCTCATAGTGACAGTCTAAACACAGCGGGACTAGATTGGAAGCCCAGTTAGGGCCTTTTTTACCAAGTGGGATCTGGTGGTGTACTTGCCCGACCCAACCCTCACTCTCCCACAGCGAGACCTGGCAATCCTTACAGCGCCACCCAAAGTAAGTCAATCTAGCTAGTACGCTGCTATACGTTAGTCGGCCGTCAGATCCATAGTACCTAGCCCTGCGGTTATTGCTTAGTGCGCAGTAGTGAGCTACAGCTCTTCTAGGGCACGCCGCCCGCCATTCACTTGATTTCCTGGCCCGTTTATCACGGTTCCTTCGGTTATACCCTCGCTCTCTTTCCTGAAGCACTTCCAGGTTCTCTTCTCGTTGCTTGTCGCGCTTAGCTTTAAGGGCATCCCGGTTTTTCTCCCTGTACCGTCTGTGGTAATCTAGGTACCTCTCCCTATTATCAAGGTAGTGCTGCCGCTTCTCTTCCAGGCGCCTATCGCGGTGCTTTGCCACACTTTTACGGTTGGCTTCGCGGCTGCATACAAAGCAGTAAGGGTGCTTCCCGTCATGGGAGGCCGCCCTATTTCCGAAGTCGGTAAGCGACTTCTCCTGCTTACACCTTGAGCATACCTTCACGGCGTCTCTCACATTCCGTAGCCACAGGGCAGTAAGGTGTAGGGGAGCCCTGGCAAGGCATGAACTCCTTGCTGCCGGCCTGCTTCCGCAACCACAACTCAGGGTCGAACTCACCCGCCACCGCCGCAGCCAGCCGCCGCTCAACATTCGCCCGCGCTTCCTCAAGGTACTGCGGGAAAATGTACTGCGCCTTGATGCGCTTGCCGATGGCCTTGGGCACCTCGCGGTTCACATAGATCAGGAGCGCCCCGTTCTCGGTCGTTCCTTTCAGGGCACTGTAGACTGCAAGCTGGTCGATGTTGCCCCACACGTCATTGTCCGGCTGCACGATGTCCTTGGTCTTGGCCATCCCCAGGCTATGCTTGGTCTTGACATCGGCCACGATCCTGCGCGGTGCATCAGGACCAAGCCACCCGTCGTCAAGGCACTCGAGCTGGAGGTCGATGTGACCCTTCTGCTTGAAGCCGTCCCTGTCCGGCCACCACTCTAGGGGCTCTAAGTCAACAACCTCCTCGATGGTGAGCTTAATGGCATCAGGCGGCAGCGCACTTTCCAGCGCCGCGTAGAGTAGGTTGTGATGAAAGTGGCCCGTGGCGAACAAGGCTCGGGGGAGGTCGCGCGGGTCTTCCGCTGCGCCAAACCCTTCCGCCACTAGGGCCGTCATCGCCGAGCAGTTGATTCCGCTTGATGGGCGAACGGCCGGGGTGTCAGAGCCGCGCAGGAACGAACTACGGAGGTCGTCCGCCAGCGCATTCGTGTAGAACTCTAAGGTGTCCTCGTTCATGTGCGCCATGCCGTGATGGTAGGCATCGACGATGAGCGAGGTCCAGTCGGGGTATTGCTGTTTCGTGAGCATGATATCTTCCGTGTACAAGAAAGAGGCCCTGAGCGCAAGCCCAGGGCCCCAGCTCCCCTACGCCCCAATCGGCATCGGGATGATCTTCGTGTAAGGCTCTCCGTCTGGCTTAGTGTCAGGTACAGTCATTACTGCAATCTGCTCACCAATCCAGTCCGTCGGCACCTTGCCAACACGGTCCTCCATCTTGGGCCATACAGCCGCATTCAGGGCGAACCAGGTTGACTTACCGTGAGGTGTGCCTCCTTCCTTGTAGGCCACGTTCAGCATCATGGTCTCCTTGTACTTCGACCCTTCAGCCGGAGTGAGAGGCACACGCAAGGAGTGAGTGACCCCCTTCTTGGCCGAGTCAGGGTGCGGCGGGTAGACGCGGAACTCCCCGATGGTCAAGACGTCAATCTTGAGGCCCGTAGGTACTGGCGGCTTCTTACCTGCCGCCCCCAGCTCGTCGAGCGGCTGGAAGTTGATGGTCGAGATGTCGATTTCGTTGTTTGCTTCAGTCATCTGTAGTCTTCTTTTCTTGTGGTTTAAGGTTGAACAGCGCCGCCAGGCCGCCACCGTCAGTGGTGCCGAACTCGGGCAAGGCTGAGGCCAGGGACGAGATCGCCCTGGCTAGTGCCACTTTCTCGCTAGGGGCAGCGGCGCGAAGGTCGGCGAGCATGACGCGGACTTCGGCTTCGATTAGGGCTTTGATGCTGTTCACTAGTGCTCTATTGTAGGGGTTGAGTAGGTGGTGTCAACACTAAATGTCGGCCCATGTCGAGCCATGCCCTCCCTCAGCTACAAAGTCGACAGACCCTAGTAACTCTGGGTAGGCACTATTAGCTGCTTCCCGCATGACCTCAGCGCACTCTGCGCCTTTGTCTTTACTATCCGTCACAATCTCGTCGTGAACCGACAGCACAGGGCGCAGGCCAGCGTCCTCACAGGCAACGAGCGCGTGCTTCATTAGGAGTGCTGCCCCACCCTGTACCTTCATCGACACAGCGTTGTTGACCCACTCGCCGGGGTCGTAAACCAGGAAAGTCCCGTCAATCCCCGTCACAACCTCATTGCGGCGAGCGTCTTGGGTGACTTCATCCATCCAGTTAGCGAGGCCCTGGAATCGCTTGAGGTACGCCTGCCTGAAAGCCTTGGCCTTGTAGACGTTGCACCCGATGGCGAGCGCCAACCGCGTCTCCTTCATCCCATTGAGGATGCCGAAGTTGATCTGCTTGACCGCGAACCGCTGCTCCTTCTTCAGGGTCTCGGGCGTACCCCCGAAGACCTGGCAGGCGGTCGCCGTGTGGAAATCCATCCCAGGGCCGAACGCGGCAAGCAGGTTCTCGTCCCCTGACAGCGCCGCCGCCACCCGCATCTCGACCTGCCCGAAATCGGCGCCGCTCATGTACCCTGACTGACCTGTAAAGCAGGCGCGGAACTTCAGTGCCAACCCCAACTCGATCTCGCGGGGTGTCTTGTTCTGCTTGGGGATCTGCCCCAGGTTCGGCTCTGCATGGCTGAACCGCCCGGTCTTTGTCATCAGCGTGCGAATCTGACCGCGCACCGGGCCGCCAGTTAGTTTGAGGGCGAAGTCGCGGTACTTCTTGCTGTAAGACCTGTACTCGAGGAGCGCCAGGGCAAACGGGTCGCCGCCGTCAGAGAGTGGAACGACAACCTTCTTGCCGTCGGTCGATGGCTTGAGCGTACCCCAGTCGTTTAGCTTCCACTTGAAGTCCGACCGCTTGAGGAACTCCTTGTACTCAGGGGTCTGCACTTCGTCGCGCCACTTCCCACAGATGCGCCGGTAGCCTGCCCGCTCTGAGAGGAACGCGATGAGCTGGTCGCTGCTATTCGGGTTGCCGTCGAACCCGTGTCCCTTCAGGGCCGCCACCTGTTCCTCGACCATCGGTCTGAGGACATTGCGTAGTTCTGTCACCGGCTCTTGAAGGACCACGACGCCCCGGTCCTCCATCCGTTGCACCACTTGCTCGACCCGTTCGTCGAGGTCATGGTAGTAGCCCCACTTGACCGCCTCACGGTGCAGCCGGTCGGTCTTCAGGAGGTCGTCGTCGAGGTAGGCCAGGAGCCGTGGGTCCCAGCTATTGAGACCGTATCTCAACAGGTGGATGCTGTTCTGTTTACCTTTAGGGCCGAGCAGCTCTGGCAAGGTCGGCAGCTTCTCCCCTGGGAACAGGTCGTCGAGCGACTTCTTGCCCGCCGTATTCTGGTGGTACTGCGCGGCCATCGTGTCCCGCCACCCAACCTTGGGCCGGGCGTTCATGGCGTGGATGTCAAATCTACCATTGTGAAATACAAGACACATGCCCTCCAGTTCGTGCTTCATCTCCTCCCATTCAGGGTGGCCGCAATCGATGTAGAACACGTTGGTATAGCCGCTCGGCAGCAACCCTACGATCCACGCCTTGTCCCTAGAGTGTGGTCCGATTACCTGCAAGCCATCCGTTTCCGAGTCACAGATGAACGTGTGACCAGGGAACCGGGAGTTTAGGGCTCTGAGTTGGGTTGCGCTATTGATGAACACGCTACGCCCACCTCGCATACAGATCAGTCGGCAGCCACACATGGTGCCGCGCCCTAGTGAGCGCAACATAGGCCACCTTCAGCATCTCTGGGTCGCCGTTGTCCAGGGCCATGAGCTTCTGCTTCGACCAAGGGAGCATGTAGATGCTGTCCGACTCATGGCCTTTCGATGCGTGAATGGTGGTGACAGCTAGACCATCGACACTCCTAGTGCCTGGGACCACACCAACGGCCGTTAGGTCGTGGCGCTGGATATACTTGTCGACGGTATAGCGGCTCAGGCCCATCACGAGGCCCTCCAGGGGCGCGTTGACCATATCCCAGTGGTGAACAAGGGTCGGATGGCCGGCACTGTAAAGCTCTGGATCGTGCCAAGCGTGCGGCGCCAACACCGTCGACGCGATCTCAGTTGCCGGTCGGCCAATCCGGTAGCCCGGCGACATATACTCCTGCCGGTCGGCCCACTGCCACGCCGCCGGCTTCTCGCCGGGGAGGTAGCCCTTGAAACCGCCGAAGATCGCCTGCCCCTCGTCGCCGCATGCCAGCAGCTCGCCGCCCTCGGCCACCATCGCCAGCGCCGCGCAGGTCTCGAGTCGGCTCGCGTCTTGGGCCTCGTCGTAGGCAACAAAGGGATACGGGTCGTGCACCATCGGTGCGCCCTGATCGAGCCACCGCGCAAGGCCCACAGCATGTCGCTGATTGGGAGTCACCCTCCCATAAATCCAGGTTGGCGCCGGACCATCGGTCGGCGACCACGCATGGAGCGCCATCAGCATAGGATCTTGCTTTTGGCGGCCAGGCGCGGCACTAACGTAGTCGCGCAGGGCCACGTCGTTGCGGTCGTTGATGGCCCTGGCGCGGTAGGCCTCGGCCGAGCGTTTGCCGCTGTGGCGCATCTCGGCGACCGGTTGGACATGGTTCCAGGTGCGCTTGTAGATGGTGTTGGCGACCTCGGCCGGGACGCCCTTGGCATGGAGAGCTTGGGCCGCGTCCCGGCTGTAGGTCACGATCTGCCAGGGCGCCGGCCAATCCCAGCACTCGTTGACTAGGCGGGTGGTTTTACCTGATCCTGGAAATCCAGACCTTACCGTTAGGGTCACATCAGGGCGATATCTAAGCGCCACGTTTGATCCTCCAGTAGCGGTCGCGGTTACACTTAGTGCAGGTAAGCTGGATGTTCGAGGGGAAGTTGGCTCCCCCTAGTGACATTGGTTTCACGTGGTCTAGTTCTAGATTCTCTCTGGTCCCACAGTCCATGCACTTCTCTCCGTAGTATTCGTAGATCCATAGTACATCCTGCACTGTAAGGTGACCCGGCAACCCCAGTCGCCGCGCTCGTTTGTTGTGGCTGGACGCTATGACAGATAGCGACTCCCTGGCAGGGTTCTTTTTACGCCACGCCTTTTTGCGCTCCAAGATGGCGGCGCTGTGGGTTGCGCGATACCGTCTACCCTCCGCCTTGACTTTATCCTTGTTGTTCGATTTCCACTCCCGTAAGTAGGCCCTAGTGCAAGACAGGCAGTATGCTGTCAGCCCGTCCTTACGTGCCTTATTAAGGCCGTAGTGCTTCACCTTCTTCGTCTCTGAGCACTTATAGCACCGTTTCTCCTTCAACGGTCGCCCTCCGCTTTCAGCTCGGCCAGGCGCTCACCCTCCGCCTCGAAGGCGTCGATGTCGCAGTCGGTGCAGACGGGCTCTGAGAAGAACCACGGGCTGTAGAGTTCAGTCGAGCAGACTTTGCAGTGTTGCATGGGCTCTAGGTTAGTCATCAGTACCACCCCCTCGTATACCTGGAAACGGCGGCACGGGGCAGACGGCGGATAGCTCTGAGTTGTCGGCCCCCTGCTCTGTGGCCGCAACCTCGGCCTGGATTGCGCGGGCGGTCGCCACCCGAGCTTTTGCGGCTACTTCTGCCGTGATCTTCTCTGGTAGGGGGTCGAAGCCCCAATAGGAGACCGCTTCCTCTGGCAGCGTCGCCGCCAGCATCTCGAGGTGCCGCCTTTCGACGGGGCATTGCCTGTCTACGGTCATTTCGTTTCTCCTTTAACCTGCTGTACCATTTTGAGACACTGGAGCAGGAACTCCTCGGCGTCGTCTAGGTGGACGTTCACTGTATTACACACAGTCCGCATTGACACTTGCTGCTCAATGTAGAACAGATGTTCGATGCAGGCTGCCCTACAGATACCGCAATCCTTAGCCTCGGTGGTGTAGACCTCCCTGATCGGAAAGTCGGTAGGGACTTTGTGCTTTGTTTTTACAGACATTTGCTCTCTCCTTTAGCTGCCCGGCGCCGGCTCTCAAGGTCCCGCTCGCCGACAAGTTTACCCAGGGTACCGTCAGAATCCAACTCTGTCAACGGGATCTCCCAATAGTGGAACGCCCCCCGCTTCTTGCGGCCGATGTCCTCCAGGTTCTTCTGGGTGACCCCGCTGAAAGCCTGGCACACTTGCTGCATCAGGGATACGGCCAGGAACAACGTCGTCTCGCCGTCGCTGTGCTTGAGCCAAGCCTTGCCCTTGTTGATCGCCTTGTTGTCTTCGCGGATCGGGGCGCCCTCGAGGAAGGTCTGGCCGATGTACCCCGCGTCGGCCGCGTCCCGGACGTGCTGCCGGAGCGTATCTTTGAACTCGTCGAAATCGTCGCCCAGGATCTTCGAGTGGCGGGTCGTCGCGTGGAGGTGCCGCTGAAAGGCCTTCCACCAGAGCATCTCCAGGGCCAACGGCGACTGGCCCAGCGTGTCCTCCGGGCAGTTTCCCATCTGCGACAGGAGCCCTAAGACCTCCTCCCTGTTCGCCAACGACGCGACCTCCTCCGACCGATTGCCGACCGTGAGGACATAGCCCTTGGTCTTACCTCTCTCGGTGTTCGTCTGCATCGTCACGGGGGCACTGAATAGACCCTCCGCCTCGGCCGCAGCCTCCGACGGCAGCACGATCTTCTTGTCCTTGACGTTGCTGTAGCCGCTCGCCCACCCGTTTGTGAAATGGGTCAGGAACGCCCCCTCATCGAACTCCGACTTCCCAACGGCGGCAGGGCACACCCGACGCGCAAAATCCAGCGCCTTCGCCTTGAAGCCCTCCGTCGGCTTCTCGCGCCCCCAGATGCGGGCCATGATCGCGCCCGTGTAGAACCCGAAGTTGCTGAACGTGCCCTCTGGGATGCAGTCGTCAGGCATGTGCACCAGCAGCGTGTCGAACAAGCGATGGATCTCCGACGGCATCGACGGCGCGTTGTTCTGCGAGGG